AATGTCTAGTGCTGTTTCTCCTACCTTACGAGCCATTTCTCTACGCCAAAACTCAGTCAGCGTATCTAATACAAACTGAGGATCGCCATCAACATCTTCAGGTATGTTTTTTATAGCCTCTTCTACAGCTTCTCTGGTAGAGTCTGGCATGGCAGGATATAAATTCCTATGTACTAAAAATAAATTGTCTTTCGATAAGTCTCCCTCATACTTGGTATGGTAGTGCATTATCGCATCAAAGATAGTTTTGTATCTCTTATCAAACATATCTTTGGTAACTAAGGCTTTTGCCTTTTCAAAGTTTTCCCTACTTAAAAGTAGTGCTATTATCTGTGGCTCCATATTTATCTCCTAAAAAGGTTGGAACAGTATATACTTATTATTTTTGAGGTGCAACCTTTAATTCTGCTAATTTAGAATTTGCTTCATCTCTAAATAGTTGAGTATATTCTTTTTCTTCAGCAAGATTTCCATTATCATCTAAATTGTGTTGCACAACTTCTATATTCATACTAAACGATCTTCTCTCTCCCTCACAATAAAAAGGGTATACCATGTGAATTAAATCAGAAGGAAATATAAAAAAATCTCCTACACTAGGTTTTACTAAAAATGTATGTTTATGTAATTTTCCTGGTTGCCCATGTATAAATTCTATATGACCATTAGCAGGATAGTGGTCTTTGTAATCTTCTTCCCACTCTTTATCTATTTCAGGTGGTAGTTTTAAATAACCTACACATGAAAGATCACATTGCGTATGTATGTGTGCAGGATTGTATTCACCTGCAAATTGACGAACAATCCAAGCAGATTTATAGTTTAAAGAAAACCCTGTATTTTCAGCTAAAATTTGAAAATGCCTACTTAATTCTGTAGTTAAAAAATTAGAAATAATACTATTAAATGTAGGTATATGTTGATTAAGTTCTTCTGATTCAATTAAAAATTCTTGTTTAAGTTTACCCACAAGATGATGTGAATGGTCTAATTTTTTAGATTTTTTTTCATTTTTTACAATCTTATTACCATATTTATTTAATCGTCTAACTAAATTCATAGGTAATTTAGCATACAAAACCATTGGACCAAAAGGAAACAAAGGAGATAATTGACCTTCTTTTGCTCCATGAAAATTAACAGTAGCCATTATTTACTCCTCGCTTTAAATAAACGATTTCCAAACCAGAAACTAATTATAGCGGCAAAGATAGTTTGACTTTCAGAATCCCATGCTTCCAAGATAGCAGGCAATACTTCTGTTCCAGCCTGCACTGCTATTACCACATAAGTAATTTTAACAAATGCAAATACACTAAAAAAAGCGTAGGTTATAACTGGTCGTACTGACGCTTGTAAAGCAGATACAAATGGAGATTTGTTTGATTGTGCCAATGACTCGGCATGTTTATACAAACCTTTCACTTCTTCTATGTCTGCCTGAGCATCCATCTCTTGTAATTTTAATTTACTTAATTCTGATGCATACTTAGCTTTAGCCTCAAGCATAAGTAATTCTTGTTTGTTTGCTTGTTTCTTTTCAAAAAACCCCATAACACTAGGTAAGAAACTTGTACCGAATCCTAGTAATGAGCCTAATAAACTTATCATGTTATATCTACAATCTCACAGGCATCTGCAGTACATGCCAACTCCTGCATACCCTTTGTATTGTCCTCTTGTTCATAGTTAGAAAGTAATGTCCAATCGACATTTTTTGGCATTTTTTTAATTAAAGCATCATACTCTTTCTTTGTTATTTCTTGGTATGGTGCTTGCTTATAAACATGGTCAGAATGAGGTAAAAATGATACCCCTGCCACATCTTTAAAGTTGTTAAAGACCCATGCTCCTACATCAAACCACTCGTCTTCTTTTACAGTTATGGTGACTGAGGGTTTATGTTCACACCAGTGCTCTTGATATGTCTTCCATGTTTCTAATTGTGTTATAGCATCTACATCATCTCTCAAAACCGCAGATTCTGGCGATTTCATAGGAAATGAAAACACAACAGTGCTGTCTGGTTGCATCCAATCATCCTCGCAAGGTATGCCTTGATCTATCATAAAATTACTTAGAGGGTCTTTCTTGTCTCCTCTCACAGTTCTTACATAGTAAGCTGAATGTCTTGCATGTATGCCTGACGCAGAATCTACTAACTGAGAAACTGTTCCTGAAGGTTTAACGCAAGTAATAGAAGTTGATTGAGGTATACCTAATCTGTCTGATAATCCTAGGTTGGTATCTACAGCCACTTGTCGTAACCTCTGCAGGTCATCTGCTTTTCCTAGCTTAGGATTATCTAGTATACCTGTAAGAGATACACCTAACAATCTTTCTTCTTCTGTATTGTTTTGCCAAATCTTGCGTAAGTATTTAAAGTTCGTCAAGGTAGATTGAAATGTACCTAATATAGTAGCGTCTGATACCTTGCCTTCTAATGTCTTAACAGTGTCCGTCTCTCTGACTACTACTTCCGTTAAGTTACAAAATTGGTATGGGCGTAATATTATTTCACTACATGGGTTAGTTCCGAAATCATATTTCGTCTTTCTCCTACCATTTTTTTCTGCCTGTCTAACAGAAGCATCTCGACTAAATATTCCTCTTTCTCCTGACTTGGAGTTGTAAAGATTTAGCCACTCTTTCATAAAAATACCTATAGGTGGTGTATTTTTGTAACACACAGAGTTGTTTGCTAATGCTCTTTGCCCTTCGTCATTCCACCACTCACCAGACTTGGCTAAAGCCATCTCTTGGTCGTCAAGGTCAGATAAGCTTATTAGAGCCGATCTTCTGACTCCGCCTACCACTACCACTGATCCTATCTTGCACATGATGTCATGGCACTCTATGGGCTTTAAACGCCTACCTGCAGATTTTTTAAAAATTTCTACTGTAAACTTGAACAAATCGTCAAGTGGGTCTGGACCAGATGATCTACCACCGAATGTTTTCAACCTAGCACCTGCAGGGCGTAGGCGAGACAAATCCCATTGTGGTATCTGTCCAGTGTATAATAATGATATAAGTTCTTTGTAGCCTCTAGCCCAACCTTCTTTCGAGTCAGACACTATCACTTTAGTTTCTGAAGGGCTAAGTGTTTCTGCTACCTTGGGAAGATTGTCAGTGTATTTCTTTTCTACAGAAAAACCTACACCAGTTCCACACATCAAAATGTAAAGACATTCATCAAACGATCTTTGACTATCGACTGGTAGGTAAGAACAGTTGTAACCTGCTACATTGCATCTATCTAAGGCGACCCCTGCTGTCATCAGTGCTCTCATAGAGGGCATAATCTCAAGATTAATAACCCTATCTTCTAGTCTGTTTTTCAAATCAGTTGTAATCTGATAACCATGTTGGTCTCTTAGATGTTCTTCTAGGTAGTCAAAGTATCTTGTAACTGTTTCTACCCAAGTTTCTCTCCTTGCGTCTTCCTCTCGCCACCTAGCATAACGAGACTTGTGAATAAAATTTTGATAATCTGTTGGTAATTGATTTTGCATGCTACACCCATATAATTTCCTTAACAGGCACCGAGATGTAATCCTCGTGTAATCTGGATAACCTATTGAATTTATTAACTACTCTTTCTTTCTTAACAGAGTCTTTTGTCATTATACCAGCTTGCGTTCTGTCAGTGTTAAACACGACAAAGAAAACTTCACCATCAACTTTTGTGTATCTAAATTTTCTTCTAGGAATATGCATGTCACCCCATTGAAACTTACCAGAGCCCCATCCATGTTTTGTCTCTACCTCAACACTGAGGTTATGTTTTTCACAGATAAGATCAATGCCATACGCCTTTGGATTATCTTCCAAGACAGGCTCTTCATCTAGTCCTAGTATCTCTTTCAATTTTGGTGGTAATAATTTTTTAGCTGACTCTCTTGTTTGAGGATCATTCGCATTAAACAGTTTTCTATCAAATCTTTTTGTAGGTGCTGTATGTGGCTTCGCTTGACTTGTCATTGTATCTCCATAATTTTGTTAAGTTCCATATTTTTAATATCCTTTTCCAAAAAAGTCAAAGAAGCTGGTACCACTAACCTAATGTGTTTAGTTAGTTCAACAGCTTTTTTTGAAGCATCTCTGTCCAATGCTATTATTATTTTACTGTAATTCTTGAGGGTTGTCAAGTAGTCATTTGGAAGATTTGTTCCCATCAGTGCAATCCCAGTGTGGACTTGAGAAACAGCACATGCAGAAAAACAATCTTCAACTAAGACAGCCTTGTCACTGTCAGTTTGTGCATCGCAAACAAATGGATGTCTGCTCCTGGCGTAACGAAACCACTTAGGTCTTTTGTCAGCGTCAGATAATTTCCTACCCACAGCGTCAACGACCTTGTCATCTTTCTTCACCATGAAGACTACTCTGTCTTGCCTAACATCATACTGAATGTCAGCAATACCTTTTCGATAAGCTTCATAACTGTTCCGCTTGACCACCATGTCGAGTGCCTTGCAGTTTCTACTTAGGGGCACAAAACTGCGTGAGTCAAGGGGAACAGGTTTGTCAGCAACTATTTTAGGTTTGCTGAATGTCAGCTCTTTCCTGTCAGACACTTTTCCTCTTACATCACATGATGCAGAGAAGCAGTGATACAGAATAGTTCCATTGTCATTTTTGATAGAGAGAGTTTTTTTATGATCGCAGAAAGGACAATCATATCTCAGTGCTACACCTTCTTGACTGGGTGGTGGGGCTAACTGTAGTATGACATCAGTAATCATTTTCTAACTCCGAAGTTATCTGCAATCGAATCTTCATTCGCTTGTTTGCCCTAGTATGGACTAACTGAATGTCAGTGTCAACCCATAAACAATAAATTGCAAATGTCAGATTAAGCAGAAGAACTTTTCATTTACTTTTGTCAGCCATTTTGTCACCTCTTGTCAGCAATTATTTCTGTCAGCCGAGCAACTGAGATACGACTGTCAGAACTGTCACTTGAATTGTTACTATTAACATAACTAATTTTGTAAAATTTATTTTCATATTCCCTCCTTGACATAAAAATATCCTTAATATAAAATAACCTTTAGGTTAAAACAAAACATAATAATATTAGGGAGTATTATATATTTTAATTCATATACTGTTATAGTCAAATAAAAAAAGTTAAAAAAAGATTTGACATTAACAAATGGCTAATTTAAAAGGATAAACATGATTACTTTTTTAAAAACAATTTTAGGTATAAATAAACTAACAAAAGATATTAAATCTTGTTCAGAAGAAATATCTAACTTATTTTTAAAAATGAATATAGATTATGCAGAGACGAATAAAAAATTAGAAAAGATAAAAATGATTTTAGAAACAAAGTATAAAGAAGAGGAGAAAAGAGATTGAGTTTCTTAGCTAGTAAAGTGTGGTTTTTTATAGGTAGGTTTTTTTATTTTTCCCTACCATATTTTCCTTCCCCACACAAACTAGCAAAGAGAGTGATGTAGGTTGGGCATAAGGCAGTGAAAGTCTGTGGTGTAACCCTTAAAAAAAGGCGAAAACCCATTAAAACATTCCCAAAAAGATATCCTATCAATGCCTACATCACAGAAATTAGCCTAGCTAGGCTACCCAGTAGTAAGGGCACGAAATTTGTTGGTAATGTGCTTAAAAAGATACTACATCAGCTCATAACTGATATGCAATTTACTTACTATCTGGGAGTTATACGAAAGCGAATGGTCGGTAGAAACTATGCTTAGGCATACGGTAATGTTGCAAAACCCAGTAGCTTTCGGATAGAAAGAGAGTTGGCATTGATCTTGTAGAATTGCAAGGTGTTAACAGGGAAAGCCATTAAATAGTGTCCTAAAAAATAGCTCTCTTTCGACATGTAAGAATATTTGGTGTGTTCTTGACTGAGGTTAAGAGTAAATACGAGGTTAATATAATCACTAAAGGGCGTAAGCTCAAGTCAGTTAAACCAAACGCAGACCAAGACTGACGCCAAACTAGAGTAAGGGTGGGAAAGACTTTCTAGATAAGTCGATAAGCCCTTACTTGCAACATAGGAGAAAAGACATGAAATACGAACATCATCCCTTAGATGTAGAGGGTAGGAAAACATTAGAGAAAAGAGCAAACATACTGGGAGAGTTTAGAACTGCTCCTGAGATGTTAGAATTTATTAAGGAAGTTTACGAGATAGCATTTGGCGATGACGCATACAACAGAGGATTTTATAAAGAAGATGTTCTTGGTAGGTTGCGAAATTATTCTGATGAATCCTACCTATCAGAACAATACAGAGAAAAGAAGCTTGGGAATAGAGGATTTAGAGAATGGCTAAAACAAAAATTATAGGTAGGAAAATAGAGATCAAGCCCACAAAGAAGTGGGAAAATGCTGTTTTCGTTATGTTGGAGAATTACAATGGTAGAAAAAGATTACAAAACAAGAGCTAAGTGGAAATACGAACTACAAATGCAAGATAGGAAAGATAGGAAAGCAAGACCTATTACACTTCCTACATACAAATGTATGGAGAAGAAGAGTGACAGTGAGTGATTTAATACAGGAAGAATATAAAGGTTGGTATATAACCCATGATTATGACGAATCAAGGGGTTATGATAAAATTGATAGGTATTTAATATGGACTGCTAATTATGAAGATTTAGTAGCTGAAGAATTTAAGACAACAGCAGAAGCTAAACAATGGATTGACGACAATGGAGAAAAAGAGTGACAGTAAGTGATTTAATAATAGAATTGCAAAAGGTAAAAAACAAAGATTTACCTATAGTTGTTTTTAATCAAAGTGATGATGATAGGCACGAGATACTTTTAGTTGATGATGATTTAGATATTTCAGTTGATATAAATATATCTACAAAAGGAGAAGAAGAGTGAGAGTAAATGATTTAATTAAAATATTAAAAGATTGTAATCCAAAAGCTATTGTTGATATTCAAGTAGAAAATAAACTTGTTATTTGTGATTGGGAAAATGACAAACCTATATATGAAGATGAATGGCTTGAAGTTGATGATGTGCAACAAGATGATAACAAAGAATTTGTTTCAATAATTACTTGAGGGAAAAGAATATGGCTAAAAAACAGATAGAGGGCAAACCTAGAAAAAGTAAATTCAAGAGTATGTCACACACTGGAGGAAACAGTAGACCTCTAAAAGATAAGGTAGAAAGAAAAAATGGTCAGTGGGTTTTAAAAAAACAGGAGACACAAGATGAAAATAGATAATGAGACAGAAAATGCTTTAGTTGATCTTTTAGACACTGTCAGAGATAAAGTCATAGAGCAAAATGGTCAGGTGTTGGAGTGGTATGTCCATGACCATACAGACGCAGAACAAATTGTCATTGGCTTTTATGTTTATCAGGAAGGAAAAGAGCCACCTAAGAAACATTTACATAAATGGTTAGATGATAATTATGGATTTAAAGGGAGACTACCATAATGAGAACTATCGCTTTAATTTACAGGGTAGTAATTAGTATAATATGTATTATTTTAATTGTGTTGTTGACCTTAATATAATGCTGTGATATTAATATATTTTTATAGGAGATGAAAATGCAAGATACAGAAAAACAAGAAAAAGAGGTAGCAGATCAATTTTTGGCTAACCTTAGAGAATTAATAGGCAATAGATTTGTAGGTTTAAGGTATTACTCTAACAGTGCAGACGCTATCAAGAAATATAATATTTCCCTAGGTGTCAAAAAACACATTAAGGGAACAGGCAGAAAAGATGAGCCTGAATTTTCTTTTGTCGCCTACGATCATAACGCAAAGCATTATAGAACTTTCAACCTAGCGAATTTTAAATACCTAAGCTTCAGAGGTAAGTTTTACAGCTTTGAAGATATTTATAACTTGTCAGCATAATGGGAGTGTATGGAGATATGTCATTTAATTCGTCAGATGAAAAACCTTTGTCAGCTTATACCAATGAAGAGCTTCTCGAATTTTGTAATATCAAAGTGTCAGAAGATGAGTACTTTAGAAATTATAGTTACAATGCAGAAGAAAGAAGAGAATATCTTTTGGAGATAGCAGAAGAAAAAAATAATCAGTATGTTTTATTTCCTAGATAGAGAAAATTATTTATTTGACATTAAATATTCTAGGGTGTAAAAGAAAACTAGTATGACTAAAGAAAATTTAAAATGGTGGCAAAAAGAATTTCCTAACGATAGAGATTTACCTTTACGAATGTTTGTTAATGGAGAATACCATAAGACATTTAATGATATATCAATATTAAACTTTGTTGTAGATCAATTTAAAGGAGCAGGACATACAGTAGAATTAAAATACCCTGAGGGTGTAACAGATTGGAGAATAAAATGAGTAACGAATATGAATTTGAAAGAAAAGTTTTTGTTAACAAGATAGGAGAAAAACACTCCCATGTCTTTAACAATTTAAAAGACGCTATGAAATACATTACATCAAAAGTTGACCTAGCGATTGAAAGTTGCCCTAAACATAAAAAAGTTAATGTGCAAATTTTACCTAATCCACATATTGATGACTATCGTAATCTAAGAGTTCAATATTCTACTACATTGGAAAATAAATAATGTCATTTAACCTTATCATAAAAAACCAATCTAGGAAAGTTGGCGATATGCCAGTAAGTTATAGTCCTAGAAAGACTTGCCCTGATACTTGCAGTCTAAAGAATAATGGTTGTTATGGAGAAAAGTTTCCAATAAGACTACACTGGGATAGAATGAGCAATGATCAGAATGATAACTGGAATGAGTTTGTTGAAAGTGTCAGAAAGTTTAGGCAGGAAAATCCTGATAGGCTCTGGAGATATAATATAGTTGGCGACATTGTTGGTAATAATACCAAGATAGATTTTCCTAGATTGAAGAAATTAGTTAAAGCTAATAATGGTGGTGATGTCATTGCCTACACTCATAAATATGTCAGAGAAGAAAACCTTGCCCACATTCGCTATGCAGTAAAAAGAGGGTTCAACATAAACTTGTCAGCAGATACAACAGAAGACGCTATTTCCCTACATAAGAAAACTAAGCTTCCTACTACTGCTGTATTGTCAGTCACCAAACAACAATATGAGAAAATGTCAGATAGC